TTCCACCTTTGTCGAGTGCTACCTCGATCATGGCTAGCTGTTCATCGGTCAAAACTCTGAGAGCTTGCTCAGCCTTCGAACGACCATAGCCATAATATTCCATGATCTTCTGTACGGTCGCGTCGGGATTATCTTTCTCCCACTTAGCATATCGTTTCCGCTTCCGTAGACTATTTAGCAAAAACTCATATTGCAACTTACCAGCGAGATGTGAACGCATATTCATCTCGTTGGCAAATAGAACAGTATCTGAGTGGTAGGACAGCGAACGGTTAGTCAAGTAGGGATTATAACCCTTCTCAGCTAACTCATCGTTCGCTGTCCCCCTCATAAGGTTCTTCTTCGTATAGCTCACACTTTCAACATAAACAAACGGTTTTTCAGCCATACGATATTTAGAACCTCACTTCTTCTTAGCTGCTGCGTATTCTCTTGCATCCATCGAACCCATTTCTGAGTTAACTTTACGAGAGATTGTCATCAGGTTATTGGCGGTAGTCTTACCACCCTTCGAATGGGCAACAACATGACCACCAACTGCATCATGCATTGTCAAGTCTTTACCCGTAATTGGGTCTTTGAACATCTGACGAATCAAAGCACTTTCAATCTCATCTTGACCGAAAACACGTTTTTTGTCAATGACAATAGCCGACTCGTCCTTGAAAGGATCAAAAAAGTGTTCGATCCATTCGATAGTCTGACGAGCCTTTGTAATCATCTTGTGCTCGCCGAGATAAGAATGGAAAGCCTCGCAAATCAAACGAGCTGAACCGTCTTCTCCGTTGTTCTTCTTGTCGAGAACAAATGTGCCTTGGGCAAACTTGCTAGGATTCTTCTTGTCGAACTTATCCATGGCAATCTTGAACTTTTTCAGGAAAAGGTCAGGATCGACAAGTTTCCACTTGCCATACTTTTCGTTGTAATGAAAATACAGACGATAGAGAAGAACCAATTCTTTATTGGTAATTGGATTCTTTAGATAGAACTTGCGAGAGTTGGCAATCTCAAGAATGAAGTCCAGAACCTCTTCGACGCGCTTCTGTAACTGCTTTACAGCTGCTTCATTGAGATTGGGATCTTCGTACATAGCTTGCAGTTCGCTAGGAGCTGAAGAAGTCAGACCACCCTTGCCGTTGTGAGCAATGCAGAAGACACGAGCAACAATCTCGTCAATACGCAAACGCGAATTGTCAAAAGCCACGTTCTTATAATTCAACTTACCAGACGGAGTAAGGTTGCAGTCGAACAGATCATGCGGCGCTGTACCCATACCACGAACATGACGTGACATCGAACGAATGGCATTCGCAATTGGAATGTTACCAAACGAATTTAACATCTCTTGATGATTGACGGCGGTCGTCGTATTTGTATCACGGAACTGCTGACCTTTCTCAGCAGCAGACATATCAGAGAAAACGACAACACGAAATGTATAGTCGAGCAGATAATTACGCTGCTCTTCGGTCAGCTCACCAAAAAACTTTTCACCAAGAACCGAAGTTTTATGAAGAGGGAACTTACCTGAAACAAAGGCAATGATGCAACGCTTACGGTGACCACCATCGATGGATTCAAAATGAAACTTACCCCCTTCACTACGAATGTCAGCCAGCTTGATCTCGCCGATATCTGAACCACGGAAGATGGAATTAACAATCATCTGAGCCTTGGAAGGCTTACCTTCACCAACGGCATCATCTTCGACAGCTAGACGTTGCCCGATCGGGTCAACATCAATAAGCGGAGCATACTTGATGAAGTCTGAGATAGTCCAGACATAAGGAATGGGTCGCTGCTTTGCAGGAGTCGTCCAATTAGAAACCGTAGTCTTCTTGGTATTTACAGTCTTAGCCATAACATTTTCTCCAGGTTATACTGAATTGGCGGCTCTGGCACAATGCTCTGACCAACCAACAATCATATAGTAGCAAATTCCTCAGGATTTGTCAATGTTCATTCTGGGCTGATGCTTCTTAATAAGCCGGCTTTCGATGGCTTTAAGTTTGATGCCATACTTTTCGAGATCATATAAGCCATAATCGGCAAACATAATCTTGCAGCCATCGAAGTTACCCAAACCATACCACCGACGCCATTTTTCGCCAGCAGGAAAACCTTCGCAAGGAAGACTTTCGCCTTTTACTTCTTTTACAAAGCGGCTAAGTCTTTTGCCAATGGCTTTATCCGACTTGCCGATATATTCCAGAAAGTTATCTTTGAAAATATAGTAGATACCTGGCGTGCTATGTGTAGAAAGCGGAGTATCGGGACTTGTCCAAAAACCCTGAATGGTATTGATATTTGGATATAGATCGAACTTTCCATGTTCTTCAATACGACGTTCAATCAAGTCAGTCACATCGTCTACTGAATAGACAAGTTCATTATATAAGTTTACAACCATTATACTTTCTCCATAAGAAGTTGGTAGCTCTGGCACAATGCTCTGGCTTACCAGTAACGTAGCAAGTGCTACTTGAATTCGCAGTCAATCATGATCTGCGTCATACAAGCAGCCAAGTTGATCTCTTGGTCAACAACAAAGGCTGCCTTGTATTGGTAATCAGCTAGAATGAGAACTAGCTGTGGAATTGATTCTGGCTTCAACAAAGTGGTAGAGGCATCATACAATTTGCGGAACAAGCCAGTAACATCCATGCTGGAGTTTTGACCGACCCACTTACGCATGGCTTCGAACTCTTTGCCCTTAAGACACTTTACCAATTCTTTAATCTCGACGTTATCAACGGAAGCAAGGATGCCAGAGTCGATTGTACCACGAACAGAATAGCGTTGAAGCTCGTTGAGAACTCGACGCCAATCTGGAAAATGCTTCATGATTACTTCAGCGATAACCTTCTTGTCGTATCCAGTGCTCTCTTGGTCAAGGATCGTGCACGCGCGCGAGAGAAACTGTTTAGCAAGTTCCGCTTTTTCTTTAGCACCTATCTTGAACTCCACAACGGAGCAACGCGAATGAAGTGGGTCGATGATCCGATTGACAAAGTTACAGGTGAGGATGAATCCACAATTAGATGAAAATTCCTCCATAAAGTTTCGTAGAGCTGGTTGAGTTGAGTTTGCGTTAAGGTAATCTGCTTCGTCGAGGATAACATACTTACGACCTCCAGTGAAAGAGACCGTTGCCGCAAAGTTACGAATGTCGTGTCTGAGAGTGTCAATGTTACCATTCATCGATCCGTTGATGACGATGTAGTCCGCGTCGATTTCTTCGAGCATGGCACGAGCCACTGTAGTTTTGCCAACACCAGCACTACCACAGAGAAGAAGATTTGGAATATTACCATTGTTCACAAACTCCTGAAATGTATGCTTTAGGTCTTCAGGCAGAACGCAGTCTGCAATCTTACGAGGACGATACTTTTCAACCCAGAGAAATTCTTCGCGCATTTTGGCTCCGTATTACAAAAGAGAAGAGGGACCGAAGTCCCTCTTTTTATTCACCGTATTTGCTACCTTGTTCGGTCGCGATCCAGTATTCAACATCATTAGTCTTGGACTTGAAATGCGAGATACCTTTGGAAGAGACACGAACTTCGTATTCACGATTCAGCAACTTGAGATTGTCGATCTTGAAGATCATGCGATAGTTTGCTACTGCATCACCAACTTCATACTCGAAGGTATGCGATCCATCGTTGCGGGAATCGAGAGCAGTAAGATAAGCCTTACCGTTCTTACCAACAAGAGCAATTTCTGGAAGACCCAGAACACCAGCAGCTCGCATTGCACCTTGCATAGCAGCTTCTTCTAGCGTGAAGCTGATTTCAGTTGAAGGAAGATTGATTTCCTTAGCAGGCGGCGACTGGATAAGATCGCTCTTGGCAAAGCGAATGTTTGCTTTTGCTTTACCGTTTGTGATGGTAGCAGTATCGTTACCAAGATTGAGATCAGCATCTTCGAACATCGTAACGGTCGAGATGAACTGAGTCAAATCGTAGATTGCGAATTCCTTATCGAACGATTCTTTGATATTTGCCTTCACCAATACAGTCTTCTGAGGCGATACGGTTTTCTGAATCGTACCAGCTTGGAAGATCAGCGAAGGATTGATCGTCGCAAAGTTCTTCAGGATTTCGGTTGTTTCTTTAGACAGCTTCATTATATAATCTCCTTAACATTTCAACTATACAGTTATAAGACTGTAATGTCAAGACTTATTTCGCATTGCCATAAGTTCATCTGGAGTTTCTTTACACGACATGGTTTTGCCGCTTTTCAGAACAATCGCTGTAACTTCTGGACGATCATCAGCCAATGTAAGAATGGCTGACTTCTTCCTTGTATAGCGTTCCATTACAATGATCTCATCGAGATCAATCCAAAGATCAAAGCCATCTTCTGGATGGGTAACACGTGTCAACATAATTATTTCCCTTTGAAGTTTTTAGGCTTTACTGAATCCATATCAGCAGTTGCACCAGCGCCAATCTGAGCGAGATCAATGAGCGAACCACCGAACACATACGAACCCATGTGCTGGAGTTTCATCCACGGGCAGAGCCAAGTCTTGACACCGATATCCCAAGCCTTCTGACAGAACCAATAGTCTTCTGACAGATAACGCTTTGAGGCAGGATCGACTTCAGCTTGGAAAGCCATAAGGATTTCACGCGAACCATCGAAGTGTTCTGTGCGAACGTGATCTGGCTTATACATGTATTGAGGATAGGCTTCTTGAAACTTCTCAAGAGCAGCTCGCTGGATCATCATGAAACCAGTGCCACCTTCGAGAACTTCGACTGGCTCGTCAAGTGGGATAGAGCCCGTACCTTCTTTTGGATTGAAGACATAATCACCAACATACTTCTCCAGTTGTTCTGGATTCTTGTCGGCGAAACCCTTATCGACTGCGCGCTTGATCTTTTCCCAAGCAATGCACTTCTTAGGATAAGGACCGCAGACGATATGCTTGTCTGAACCTTCAGCTGCAATAACAGAGAGAGCAATAACGTCGTTCGGATCGAAACCGATATCGGAGTCGATGAACATAAGATGTGTGCAATCAGAACGCAAGAACTCGTCAACCAGATAGTTGCGAGCGCGAGTGATTAGCGATTCGTTGAAGAGATAGAAGAAGCGAACGTCCATGCCATACTGTGCTGCGAGTGATGCAAGATCGACAGATGACTTGGTATATTGACCTCCGCAAGCGCCACCATACATTGGTGTTGCTATAAAGATTTTCTTTTTACGCAGTTCTTCAATAGATACTGAAATTTCCATTGTTGCCATGACGACTCCAAAATGTTATGATGTTATTATACAGACAAGTCAGAGCGACTCAGCAATCTCAGCTTGCTTTTTTCTCCAACGAACAACAGCTTGCTG